TGCACAACTCCCCTTTCCCATTGCTCTAAGCTTTTTGCACTAACTCCAAGCTTTTCCGATACTTCTCTACGACTCTTTTTTTTAGCGTCTCTAACCTTTCTTATGTTTTTACCGATAAGGTTATTGACTGCTTTATTTGTTAATTTATTTGATTTCATTTAATTGTAATTTTAGGTTGTTTAGAAATTTTTTAGCTACTTGGTAGGAATAGTTTTGTTATTCTTAAAAAGATCATCAAATCTATCTACCAAGTTACTAATAGAAATTATTTTATTTTCTAATTCTTTTATAGTCATTTTTATTGTTCGGTTGAGTTTATCTTTTTATATCTAACCGCTTACCTGTTAAATAATAGACTAAATCTTCAATATCCATCGTAGATCCAGTAACTTTACCAAAATCTATAAAGGTATTATCATAACCCATGCAATCACCCGCTGGTGAGAATACTAAGTGTTTTTTAATTAAAGAAAAGTTATTTTCCTCAATAGCATTTATTATTTCTTTTAAAACTGATATTGAATGCTCTTTAAGTTTCTTTTTTTGTAATCTATCTATACTATCTGTATTTATACCTAAATCTGCAATATATTCTATTACTTCTTTATCAAAAATTTTGTCTTTTATAGTCATTTTTATTGTAATTTAGTTTTTATCTAAAATTAATTACTGATTCCAATAATCCGAATTTATTCTTTTACTAAATTCATCATAACTTACTTCTCTACAAGAAACCTCTTTCGATTCTACTGTTGTGCAATCTTTAACAGAAAATAATTTTCCCCTAAAAAATTCAGCCCAATACTCAAAACTAATACCATATTTAATTTTATCATTTGCTGGATCAGTGTACTCTTTATAAGTATGAAATTCCATCCAACCCGTAAAATGATATATTTTATCATTTAAAATTAAATCACCAACCTCAGATATGATAAATTTATCTTGACAAGAATATTCATCAAGATAGTAATTTCTAAATTTAGTCTGGAAATTACTAGTATCTATAAGATCAGAATTTGGTAAAGGATATTTACAATTTATTTCATCAAACATTCCCATAATTATTGTAATTTAGTTTTTAATTCTTCTTTCTTTTTTTCCACAGCTTCGTGCATTTTTGGCATTCTGTTTTTTAAAGTTTTTAACTCTGTTACGTTTTCTTCCCAGATCTCTTTCAAATTATTTAGATCAATTGCTTGCCCTAATGCATCAATAATACTATCTTTTAAATCTCTACATTCATCATATAGAGATTGTCTTTCTTCTTCCAGAAGATCATCTTTTTCCGATGATGGTATATCTTCACCAGCATAGATATATAAACCTAGTCCGTGCATGGCAACATTTTTAACTAAACATCTCATAATAGCCGTGTTAATATCAAACATTGTCGCTGCTTCAACTTGCTTTTCTTCAAACAAATAATTACCTTTAGGGTCTTTAGATCTAATATATTTATTATATTTTGTACTCCATTCTTTTTTTTGCACTTTGTATGTATAAGGCTCGCTTTTCATCGCTTTATTTGCTCCATCCATCACTGGTAACCACATCTCGTGAGTTATATCGTCAATCGTAACTTTTGTATAAACCATATAGCCCTCTTCACTCTTAAAAAAAGGAAGGCCACTTTCATTTTTTACAACTTCGTATTGAATAGAGGGGTGTCTTTTTTTAATTTCTTGCCAAGCCCAAGCCCATGATAAATAAGATAATCCATTTTTTTTCTCAATTTTGTCTTGAACATTTATATTGTTTAATTGCTCAAAATAGTTTAGTTTTTTTTCTTCTGTCATAATTTTTTGATTAAATTGATTACATAATTAAGTTTATAACCTGAAATTCTAAATGTCAAGCATAAAATATTAATTATTTTAATTTAATGTTGTTATCTTTTATTTCCTGTAAAATTCTTTCTATTGATTTTGATATATGCTCCATGTTTATTTAATTTATTTCTAAAAATCTTCCAAAATTACCTTGAATCATCACATTTGAGACACCTGTTCGTCCATGTCTATTCTTAGCAATTATTATCTTTCCAGAGTCTGAAAAATACCCGTCCTCCTTATCTTCTCTTCTATCTCTGTGTAATATCATAGCAACATCTGCATCTTCTTCTATACCTCCACTACTTTTGAAGTCATTAATTGTTGGCTCTTGATTACTTCCTTCAACTGCTTTTCTGTTGATCTGTGCTAATGCTAAAATTGGAATATCGAATTGTTTTGCTATTGATTTTAAGGCTGTTGTGTTCTCTTTTATTATTAAAGATTCATTTTTATTTCTAGTGTCCTCACCTTTCATAATTTGAATATAATCTACAACTACCAAGTCTACTGGTTGTTTGTCTATCTGGTTTTTAATAATCTGCTTAATTTGTGTTATATTTAGTCCAGATGAATCATTGACATATATTTTCATATTTCTCAACTCTTCTTTAGCTTCTTGCAAATCTGCTACTTCAGATTGATTTAGGCATTTTTTCTGAATCTTCCAACTATCAATAGACTTCATGTTTGATAAAAATTTATACATTACATTTCTTTTATCTACTTCTAGCGAAATAAAAAGACATCTTTTACCTGATCGACTTGCATTTAATATAATGTTTTGCCCTATGGTGGTTTTGCCGACGGACGGTCTTGCCCCTATGATATAAAGTTGTTTTGCATAAAGTCCGCCATTTATAAGGTTGTCTAATTTATAGAATCCTGTTTCTACAAATTTATCACTCAAATTCTCTGCATCTTCTTTGTCAAGATCGTCAAGAATGTCAGAGGTGCATTGCGTTTGTTTTTTAGGTTCTTGAAATTCTAGTCCTGCAATTTTATTCTGGAAGTCTGATGATAAATAGTTAAAACTTTTTTCTTGTAATTCGTTTTTACAATTTTCTATTAACTCGTAAAACTCTCTTTTTTGCCATAATTCAATTAATGTTTTGGCATAACTTCTTAAATCAGCAATTCCATTTGCTAATTGCATTAATATCATTAAGTATTTAGAGCCTCCCAAGTCTTTAAATATCGTATTGTTTTGCATAAAATTTTTAAGTGTGACAGGATCAGCAGTTCCTCCCTCTCTTCCAATGCGAATAAACTCCTTCCAAATTTCTTGATGTTCGATATAAGAAAAATGCTTTGATTCTAAAATATCAGCTACATTTAATAACAAGCTGTTATTCATTATTGCAGTTCCTAAAATAATTTGCTCTGCTTCTTGATTTTCGTAAATAGTCATAATTAAAAATTGTATTCTAACCCATTAACCCCTAATTCTTTTTTTAAAGAATTTAATATCTTTTCTTTAAAATCATTAGAAAATGAATTATATTTATAAAAATTATCTTTGGTCATAAATAACTTTGCTTTATTTGACCGTGTGACCTCTATTTTATTTATCAATGTGTCATTCATCATTTTATTGATTAAATCGGTTGTGTGTTGCTCTCTGTTTGATTTTGATTGATTATATTCATCTTTCCAGCACTCTTGATTTAACCATGTAGCAGGATATTTCCAGAATTGACTGTCTTTCGATCTATTTTTAATATAGCTATCTAATCCTGACATGATATTCTTAAAGCTGTCTTTCTTTAATGCTGTCTTGAGTTTATTTTTAACATCACTAGGACTTTTCTTTTTTCCGTATTTATTATAAAATTCTTCAAATTGTTTATCTATTAATTTACTATCTTTCTTACTATCACTATCACTATCACTATCACTATGGGCATGTTTCGCATTCGTTTGTATACCATCGCATGCGGTCGCATTCCATCGCTTTTTAGCATTCTCCTTGTTTTTCCTGCATTTTTCTTCGTATTTCTCTTGATCTCTTTTGAATTGATTTATAAAAGTCGTAGCTAATAAGTCTAAAACAGGATCAATATCTTCTGGTAATCTATTATTGATTTGGTAGTAGTAAATAGCTTTAAAAAGTTGTCCAGCTTGCTTATCTTCCATCTTGTCTAAAATGGATAAACTATCTTTATGTAAAATAAAGCTTTTAGAAGTGTTTTTAGTCATCAGTCCTGTATTTAGTGGCGGAAGTGAGGGACTGATTTCTCACTTCCATAAAGAAAAAAATGTCTTATTATCAGTCCAGACAAAGTAAGTATTTATTAAATGATTTTAAATGTCAAGTGATTATTTTTTAAAATTTATCGCGCTAAATTTTAAACAAAGAAAGTTTCTAATTTTTTTTTCATAGCTTTTTTATTTAAGTTAATTATTTAACTAACTTTACAAGCTGATATGTTAAAATTAAGAAAAAATAAGCCGTAGAAGTAAAACGACTACGGCACGGGAGAATAATTTAATTATGAGAGAAATAATTAAAAAATTTTTAGAATTATCTCACAATTTATGTAATATTAATTTTTTAATTATGCCAGAAATAATTAAAAAATTTTTAGAATTATCTACATCAGATAAAGTTATCTGTGGGGTAATTCTTTTTATGTTTAAGTATAATTTACCACTCTATATTTTATTTGTCAAGTGATTATTTTTTAAAATTTTGGCCAAGAAATTTTAAACAAAGATAACTGCAAATATCAGGAGGGGGAAAACCAAAACCCCCTCCCTTTATCATGCAACTTATAATTAGATAAAATGAAAATCTAATTTTAGGGGTGCTGTAATCAACTTAAATCATAGATAGGTTACACCCCTACGGGTGGAGAATGTTAGAAGTGTGAAAAACCACCCGAACACATTTTAATATTATAAAAATTATTTTGCAAATAAAACTTGACATTTAGAATTGTAGGTTATAAACTAGATATTGTAATTAACTTTAATCCCTTAAATATGTTAGAATTATTGAAAGAATTAGAAAGATTAGCAAAATCTTTAGATAAAGATATTGATAAATTAAAACTAGACATTGAAGAGTTAAAAGATGGCTCGGAAAAGTTAAAAGAATTAACAATCAAATAAAATTAATTATGATAAATTTAAAAGACACAGCAATAGCAACTGTAATGGTTTTAACTTTCGTTGTTTGTATTATGATTGCTTTTAATTATGGGGTAGATCATTGTAAATCTCTTTATGATAACAATGATGAGGTTAGACAATGCTTAAATATTTAGTTATGATTTACACAATAGAAACAAACAAAGGAGGATTTGAAGGCGAATCAATAGAAGAAATTATTGCAGTTATAGTGCATGATTGTATTTCTGAAGATTGGACTCCTGATATTAAAGAAGTTTTTTGCGATGGCGAAGAAACAGATTATAATATTTCTGAAATCCAAAAACAAGTTGATGATGAGATAGCTAATATTATAAAAGAAGGTTTTATAGATTATGAAGGGAAAGATATAAATTATTTTGATCAAAAAAGACTTGACCTTTAGAATTTCAAGTTATAACATAAATCATGTAATCAATTTAAATCAACAAATAATGAAAATAACAACACAAAAAGAACTAGACGATTTAATTGCAACAGCTAATGAATCAAATACAATAGTTTTAAACGAAGATTTGAAAATCACTTTTGATTGTACAATTCCTTGCAACATCGACGCTTACAACATCACCGCTCGCAACATCAAAGCTTGGGACATCAAAGCTGGCAACATCAAAGCTTGGGACATCAAAGCTGGCAACATCAAAGCTGGCAACATCAAAGCTTGGGACATCAAAGCTGGCAACATCAAAGCTGGCAACATCGACGCTTACAACATCACCGCTCGCAACATCAAAGCTCGCAACATCACCGCTGGCAACATCAAAGCTGACAACATAGAATATTATGCTTTTTGTATAGCTTACCATTCTTTAGAATGCAAATCAATTTCAGGAATAAGAGGAAACTCTATACATAAATGCTTAGATCAAGAAATTAAAACTATAAAAGAAGAAAAAAAAGTAACTATCGAACTAACAGAAAGTCAATTAGATAAAATCAAACACTTAATATAATGCAAAAACTAAGAATATCAAACACATATAACAAAGAAAACAATCAATACGAAAAAGGCACTTTTGAAATAAGAGAAAGCGAAAAATCTATTAGCGGAAAAGTCAATATTTCCACTAAAAAAGATGATAAATATATATCAAAAACCTTGCCATTTATTGCTTTTAAGTCTAAAATAGATAGAGAAACTGAAAGAGCAATTTTGGATTCTCGAGGTGAATTATTTGATGCAGAAATTGGCTTAATGGTTGATAATTTCCAAGATCAAACAGGAAAGACAATTACTTATGTTAAGGTGGTAATTAATCAAGCAAGATTTGAAGCGGTAGACAAGCATAATCAGGCAAAGGCTAACGGATACCAGCCAGAGGATTTGATGGAAATACCTTTTTAGAATGGAGTATAAAAGAGTTTTAAAAAAAGATAGTGTTTATGTAAATATACTAAATGATAATTCTGAAGGTAGAGTAGATAGAATTATTAAGGTATTAGATCGAATAGCTTTTAAAAATTTAAAAAATCTTGAGTCAATCAAGGATCATAAAGGAACTTTAATATTGACTTGGAGAGAAATACCAACTGACAGACAATTTAAAGTCTTTGGGGAATCTTGGGAAAGAGAATACGAACTTCCCGAGAATGTTATTAATCAATTAATTATAAAATTATGGAACAAAAACCAATCACAGTAGAACTTTACTGCAACAACTCCATAGAAGAGAAATTAAAAAAATATCAAAAAAAACACGATATATTTAGCTTATTCCAAATAAGAAAAACATTTTTTGCCGATAATAAACCTAGATTTATTTTTGTAAGTCAAGAAGCCCATAAGTCAGAACAAGATTTTTTTAACGATCCAGAAAATAAATTATTTTATGCTAAAGAAATAAGAGAAGAAATTGAGGGTTTTAAATCTATTGGGATCGAAATAGATAATCCAGACGAATTTCCATATAGAGAAACCGAAGCAGAAGCCGAA